CGTCGTGGCATACAACGGCAGCAAATAGTAGCTCGAGGGATAAGCCTGCCCCGACGAGACTGTGTCCGTGTAATACGGATGAGCATCGAGCACCATGCGGAATGCCCGTTGCGCGATCGCGCGCCCCGTAGATGCCTCGGCGTATTCGCGCGCCGCCTGAATCAGCCCCAGAATAAAATCGTCGTCATCGTTAAACATGGCCGAAATGCGCAGGAAGTTCCTCGCCTGCGGCAGCGTAACCGGCTCCGCCACCGGCAATGCGGTCTGTCGACAATATCCCATTTAGCGGCTCTCTTTTCTATGTTTGGGTGCCCCATTCAAGCCGTCGTTTGGCTTGAGTGGGACGGAACGCCGCCGAGCTTTCGCTGTCGGCATCACCGCGCGTTCCCGCGCCGGCGCCAGCATGGCGCTCTCGCGCACATTGTCCAGCCCGCAACTCGGGCACACCGCGCTTGTGCGCAACCGCCGGAATCCTCGGTGGCAGTGGTCGCACACATCTTCCACCGCATTCCTGTCCGTCAAAGTTGCCATCACGTCGCCCATACAATCCTCTGAAGAAAACGAAGGCGGAGCGCCCAAACGCCCCGCCGCCGTCTTGTTCTGCTGTTGCTGTGAAAAAACTACGCAGCCGCCTGCACCAGGTACTTCACCGGATGCGTTCCCGCATCCAGCAAGTTCCCGTCGGAGCGGGCAAAGCCGATAAATGCAACCTGTCCGAACTCGGCGAAACGCTCCACGAGGCGCAGGATCGACAACTCCTTTACCTCGCGGATCGTGTATTTCTTCGCGTTGCCAAACAGCAGCGTCTTTGCGTTCACAGCGATGGTGGGCATGTCATTGTTGACGCTGTACTGATACCCGTTGATTGTGTCGGGAGCTTGCACGGCAAGCCCAGGCAGCCACAGTGGCCGACCGTACTTGTCCTTCAGCTTCTTCAGCGACTTGATGGTTGAGTCGTGCCCAATATAGATGGCGCCGGCGCGATACAGCGGATCGACGCTGTGTTCCAACTCGATCAGATCGTCCGATCCAATGGACGTTCCGCCAGTCTCCGCACCGCCATCGTTGGTTGCTGAGCCAGTTGCTGTCGGACCCGCGGTGGCAGCCGTCAGAATTCCATTCGGCTGCGCTCCGGCGCCGGTACCCACGGTGTAATGTGTGTTCCGGATGCGCCCCAAACGCTCACCGAACTTCTCCGCCAGAAAGCTGTCGAGATCGAATGCCGAATCCTGCAGCAACTCAATCGAGACCTTCACCATCTTCGTCGAGTACTTATACGCGCCGAAGACGATGCTGCCCAAGGTAACGTCGGAGGTCAATGTTACCGTGGCATTCTCAGCGATGATCTCGCCCACCGTTCCCGTATCGTTGCTGGTTGGAAAGGGCAGCGGTTGACCGGTTGCGGTTGGCATGATGGTCGCAATCTTCAGCATGTTCCCGTAGAACTTCTCGGCGCTTTCGACCTTGTCCACGAATCCCACCGGAACAAAGTAGCCGCCACCGGCGCCCTGCAGCGCGTTGCCGCCGCCAGTGCCCATGTCGCGATACTCCCGCATGAACGTCGCATCCTCGGCGGAAATGCCGCGAAAGCCGAACTGCGCCGGCCCGTCGAACTTCATCGCCCGGGTCCAGACCTGAGCGAACCGTGCTTGCCTCGCCGTGTCGTCTCCGCCGCCGGTCACCTGGCCAGCCGGAGGCATCCCGGTTGTGCGCGTCTCCGCGATTGCCGTGTCCATGCGCTCCACGCGGTCAATGTCCAGCTTCAATGCGTCCGCAGCCACCATCATCGTGTCGAATTTGGCGGTATCCTCTGCCGTCCGCGCCTCTTTGCCGAAGATCGCTTGCGCGTCTGCGACAAGTTTCGCCCGCTGCTCGCGCAGCTCCCGTGCTTTTACGTGATCCATGATTGTTTCCCTCGTATTTGGATTTGTTGGTGCTTTCCAAAGCCACAGCCGCCATGGCGACCGCGCAGAGGATTCCCGATCTCGCACTCGCCATCCAAGGCAGCGGCATCCCGCGTGCAAGCTCCGGCAAACTTTTTATGTATGGCTAGCTGGCCTGGGCCAGTCGCAGACGCATCCGCATCCGCTCGTCTTCGGCAGCCAGCGCCGCGGCATCGATCAACTGTTTCGCGGCTTCCTTCAACTCATCCTCGGAGCGCAACGCCGCCACATGACCGCGCACCTCATCCGGGATGCCATTCGGCCACAGCGCCGACCGCGCACTCACGCTCGTGCCTTCGTAGGCCGGATAAGTCACCGGTCCAACATCGTACAGATCCACATCCTCGATTTCGCGGTAATCCATCGTGTTTCCGTCCGCATCGGTCTCTTCGCGCCAGGTGCATTTCCGCACTATGAACGCGAAGCTGCAGCCGTCAATGTCGCCGCGATCCACCATCGCCTGCACATCGCTGGCCACCCGCGTCGCCGGATTCGTGTCGCACTCGAAATGCAGCCCGGTAGCATCCTGCGACATCCGCAGCGTGCCCGATTTCGACCGCCCCAGTACGTTGTTTGGATCGTGATTGAACAGGCAGCGTACATCCTGCTTTTCCGCCAGCGCCCGCGTGAAGGCGGTCGGTTTGATGGTCTCAATGAACCATCCGCTGTCGAACTGCTCATTGAACACCGACGCATATCCTTCGATGCCCGGCGTGTCACCGCTCTTGGCGCGCACCTGGCCGCCCTTGACGAAACGCCGCTCAATCACCGGTTGCGATAGATTCCGCTTCATGCTTGTCTCCCTCGTTGGCTTTCATGCTTGCCGCTTCCCGATACCCTGCGACTCGGAACGCCTTGCAGGCCCGCTGCAGCTCGGCTTCTGCGATCTCCTTGTCTGCATCGTTCCACTGCGTTGCACGATGTTGCATTGCGCCCAGATATTCCGTCAGAAAACTATCGCTCTCCGTTCCCGGCAAAAACTGAATTCCCAGCTCCTGCGCCGCGCGAGCGAAATAGCCATCGCGCAAAGTCATGAGAATCGGCGTAAATGCGCCCGTAATCGCATTCAAATCCCGCTTCTGTCGGTTGCAAACTCGATGGAAAGCATCCTGAAACAGGCGCCGATACAGGTGCACCGGACGCGCATCGTCTTCTTCCCCCGCGACCGCGCCTCTTTTTGAGTCTTTCGCCGCCTTTGGATCCTTCACATCCCCCGCCGCATCTCCATTCCCGGCGCCATCCTGATAACTCGGATTGATCGGCGTCGTTGTCAGAGTCATATTCACCGGCATCCAGTACTGCTCCGCCCACGGTTCCTCGATTGGGTTCTGTTTCTCGAACCCTCGCACGTCGTTTGTATTCAGGAATCCCCACATCCTCCCGGTTCCGTAGTATTTCTCGCGGCTCGCCGCATCTGGCCGCAGCATGTCGGTCAGATCGAAATCCATGTAGAAGCGATTCTTCGGCGTACGTCCAACCCCACGCGATGGAAACAGCTTGCGTTTCCATTCCAGCTTCAGCGCGCTTATTGGGGAGGTTCAGCGCATACTGGATGAACTCCTGTGCGTCCTGCTCCGCGCTGGCGCGGCCCTTCACCTGATCGTCGCCCACCATCCGCGGCGGTACATGGAAGATCGCGCAGATGCTCAGCCGTAATTCACGCTGCGTCTCAATCATCTGCGACTCGTTCGGCTTGTTGCTGATTGGCGTGAATTTGAATCCCGGCGGCATCACCGCAACCCGGTGCGAGTTCTCGCCGCCTTGCGCCTCTTGCCAGGACTGCTTCGCCTGCTCGCGCTGTTCCGGCGTCAGCATCGGCGCTTCCAGCAGTCCGCCCGGGCGGGCAAAGTTCGCAAAATACTTCGCGCCATATTTCC